AAAAAGGAAAACCATCCTATATAGTAACTGATCATTATTATATCAGTATTCTGTACTTTCGCTATCGATTGGTAATCGTTAACTATGGCATTGTATATATGAATATTGTTCTCTTTTTTGATCTTTGTAGTAATCGTTAGATTCTACGGACTCTGAAAGAGTCGTTGTTCTTCTTTTAGTAACTCGGCTCATAGGAGCGCGCTATGTCAGTCAAAGAATATAAAATATTTACACCTACCGCTCAAGAAAATTGGTGGTTTAGGTGGACTTGGTTTCAACTTGACGGGACTCCCTCTTTTACTCAATACATTGATCCTTCTGATCTAAGTGCCACAAGTGGCCCTATGATATCAGAGATATGTAAATGGACTTTCCCTAGTCCGAGGAGGAAGCCCACTGGTTCTTTAAAATTACACCCAACATCTGCCGGCTTATTAAAAATTAAGTCTTTAGATTTACCTGTCTATTTGAAAAATATTGAGTTCCTATATGATGGATCTCACATAAAGTACGAATGGAGAGGTGCTTGGAGTATCCCCGCTTATGGGGGTGTACCAGGCAGTATAATTGACCAGTTGACTATTGAAGCCGATAATGCTGTTTCTTCCAAATTAAGAGACTCACTATCTAGTGAGAATCTTTCAATGGCTGAAACTATCGGTGAATATCGCGAAACGTTAGATACTCTACGATATTTAACGGAAATAGTAGGGGCCTCAGCTCTAGCTGCGGTTGGAAAAAGAATACCATTGAGTCAGATGATTGTTGGAACTATTAATAAGTTTTCAACAGCATCCTCACGTGGCATGAAAGTTTCCAAGTTCAACGTAAGCTCCCTACCTTTAGCCTGGGTTATCAGCCATTTGGCTGTTGGTCCAGTTTTGGGGATGATAAATAGTATTCAATACCAATTTTCTGGGTTGAACGATTTAACATCGACCAAAAATATCGGTGCTAACCACACAGCCGAAAAAGTCCTCAACGATTATGTTGTCGACTCTACCGGTCTTGGATGGGGATTCCGATATGAAGTAATAGCAAATGGGACTGTTTCTGTAAAGAAAAAGACCTCTCTGCTAGTTAAAAGTAAATGGGGAAAGCCTAGTTTTTCTATAGGTAACCCCCTCGAGTGGATATGGGCC